AACAGTTCCCAGATCGATCACTTCATCGCCTCGATTTCTTCAGTCCAGAGAATGAACAGTTCTTCCCAGAAAATCCGTATGTCCTGAGGTATCTTTCCCAGCTCGCGGGGATCCAAAAAACGGGGATCCCTCTCCGATAGCCACAACAGAAAAGCTCCGTAGAATTTACCTTGTGGACTCCTCACGAAATTTTCGGATCTTGGCCCTTTCCTCAATCTCCTGGACCCTCTGTCCGACCCTGCTGGCGAGCCCTTCGTACCATCCAAAGATGATAATGAGGACGTCCTCGGCTGAGTATTTGTCCTTATTCTGTATGAACCACTCTTTTGTTAAATGAGGATTCACACAGATAACAGACAGCCACTCGCAGAGCTCTTCTTCGAGCTCTCTCTGCTTCTCTTTCAATTTTTCTTTCAGTATCTCTTTTTCCTCTTCGTATTCCTTCTCTGTGAGTGTTCCTTTTTTCTCTTCAAGATCCAAAAGGAGTTTTTCGATTCCGGTCTGTTTCCAAGACGTCATGAACTCCTGGAACTCGTCGGCAATATCTGCAGGTAACCTCTTAATGATTTTGAGCTTCTGCTTTCTTTCTTCGTCTAAGGTTACCTCGGTCCACTCCGTGGTCCTTCGCTCCAGCAACTCGATCTCATCCTCCCATACACGGGCTTCCTGCTGCTGCTGTTGCTGGACCTGCTCTTTAAATTCCTTGAGTCTGCTCATAAGATCACCTACGACGGCATGTCCTCGACAATCTCATACAGATCCACTGCCAGATCCCCGCTATCAGTGTGTACGAAGTCCTTGGCTGGCATGGTTATAGATGGTAGACCACTAACGCCCCAGAGATAATAGAGCTTTTTGAGAGTCCCTTTTCGTGTTAGACGGCCAAAAAGCAAATATACTTTATTAGCAGTTCCAAAGGTCCACTTACGTTTCCCAGTTGCTGGAGTGTTGTCCTCCACGTCACCGCAGAACATGGCAATTCTTTCACAGTCTACATAGAGATGGTTCAGAGTGAGGGTTAGATCATGCCCTACGACCTTTTTGAGCTTAGCGTCACGTCCATGGATATCAGCCTCAATGGTAGTAGTGGTCGGACTTACAGACACGTCCTGACTGAGCAATGCGTCGTCTTCTGAGTCAGGACATGAAGCATAATCAGCAGTAATGGCGACCCCACTCCCTGGGGGTGTTGAAAACACGATCTCAGTCACTGTCTTGGTAGAGGGTCTGTATGTGATTGTGTAGTCAGTCCCTCGCTCTTGGGCTACGCCATCTAGGTAAACAGTCTCTGTGTATTCGGCTGCGTAGTTATTCAGGTCGAAGGTTTCTTCGACAGCATCTCCAGTCCCCACGTCCTCTCCTGTTACCTCTGAGCAAAGAAACCAAGATACTTCGTTACCGGAATCTATATTCTCAGCATTTACGGTCATTTTTTAGCCTCCTATTGATTCTATTTTCCAGTATGCCACCTTGAGACTTTTCTGATGCTTTTCGTCAGGTGGCGTCAGATCGACCTCACCAGCGAAGGAGACGAGTTTAATCCCATTATCTACCAGGATTGCATTGTCTCCCTCAATACAGGATTGGATTAATAAGCCAATTTCAGCCGTTTCCTTTCCAGATTCTGCATATATATCGATCTGAATCACTTTTCGGACTTTTTTTCTCCTATGAGAGAGGGGTTCCGAAGATAACCCCGTTATGCCTTTCACTATAACTCTCGGGTGTTGTGCTGGAATCTGTGGCTGAGCGAAGTATATTTCTTCACCTACTACATTCTTAAGATCCTGATCGGCGTACAAAGCTTCCACAAAGACCTGGGCGTCAGGTTTCACCAGTATCCACCTCCCACGGTTATAGATCGGCATGCCTCTGTGTATGCCCCTGCTAACACGTCAGTAATGACATGGTAGTTATTATCGTAAGCTGGCCCGAGGAAAGGCTGTGCTGCCATTTTCCACGTTCCCAGCTCGACATACGGAGCATAGAATACGTTTGTGCCAACTACTCCTACGAGGAGTTCAGAATCGACCTCAAACGTTAGGCTGCTTGAAAGAAGTCCTGTTTTGACGGGACACCCTGGTTTAGCATCGCTTATTACAATTAGACAGCATTTCTCCAGTGCAGGACCCATGTGTTTTTTTATGGCTGGGTGTATGCGCTGGAGGTTTTGTATTGTTCTTTGAAGTCCCTCAATCCTGCAGCCTTCGAAACTCATTTTTCAACCTCCTCTTATGAGTATTAAAACAATGTTTGCGACCACAGTTATCCATACTCCAAAATTTAACTTGATTAGTAAACTCACCTGCCCCTCAAGGTGTGCAATTGCTTCCGCTTGCTTTAATCTGCTTTCCTCTAGCTCTTTTATCCGATCATCCTGTTCATTTGTCTTTAATTTTAAAAATTCCCATCTTCCATTTTCGGTCATGCTTCCAACCCCACCTTTTTGTACTGCCCTGACGAGTCAATCATGATTTTTTTGACTGTCATGGTCCCTAGATCTGTGTCCTCGATAATGTCCCCCTCTTGGAGATCCTCAAAAGGTCTGAAGTAACCCTCGTGAGTGACGGTGATCTCCTCCCCCCAGATCTGCTGGCTCATAGCGGTAGCGATCTTTATTCTGCAGGGTACGTCAGAGTTCACGACCACTGGATCTCCGTACACGGGTTCACGTAGGCCATTCAGTGTAGGATCTCCCCGGCGTTTTACTGTCACTTTCCGATTCAGAAGTCTATCGAAGCTCATTCAGACGATCCCTCCCATTTTATAGGGTTTCAGAGATTCTTTTATCTCCTCTGTGAAGAAGTTCTTCAGATCTGCGTCTATTTTTCCTGAATAGTCCCCAAGTTTTTCAGACTCGAAACCTGCTCCCTGTAGCTTTGCCTTTGAATGCTGCAGAGCACGAGAAACCATCCTGGTCGCAGCATTTTTCACTGCCACGGGCACGGATTCATATCCGTATGTGTAAACAACCTCGATATTCCAGTGTCCCTTTGAGAAAACACTTTCCCAATACTCAATGATTCCGACATCCTCCCGTATGATGCAGTCAGCAGTGACGTCCACATCGTCTATTTTCACGTGAGTGACTGAAATAATGGGATTTTTCAGAAAGAGCTTATGTCCTCCAGTACCGTTAAGTTTCTCCGTGACCTCTTGAGAACTAAACACTCGGCGACAGTAGGCATTTATCAGGTCCTCAGCTTGGCTGATGAGACTGTTTACCAAGGTCGTGAAATCTTCCGCAGTAAAATTGAGGTCCTGGGCTGTGACGTGAGAGTCCAGGACCACCAAAGCCTCAGTAGTATAGCTCATTCTCCGTTCTCCTGGTCCTCAGCTACCTCTTCGAGTTTCTTCTGAAGTTCTCTGATCACTGTTTTTCTGTCGTCACCGGCCCGCTCTTCTGCAATGAGTTCAGTAAGTTCTTCAGGATCTGGGTTCTCCATGCTGCGGATCCTGCTCCTGACCTGGTCTGCATTTCCAAGAAGAAAGCCCTCCGGATCTCCGGGATCTAGTTCAGCCACACCCTCCCATTGCACAAATTGAGGAGAGGATTTTAGGAGGCCTTCGACCTCCTTTTCCTCGACCTCTTTGATTTCTCCGTTTTGCCATACTATGAATTTTCCAGCGATTTTCACCGTGCTGCGTCTCCCTGTATTTTTGATTCTCACTGAAATCACCTAATAAGATGGACACACCGGCCTTTTTGTGTTGTCTGCAGTGATATTCCCTGATGCATCAGTATCGATCTGAGCGAGCTTCAGCTTTCCCTCTTCAGGTTCATAGGTGTCACTTTCGTAAAATTCCACTGTTCCCTGATCGTCTAGCTGAATTACACCTTTCTTGGAATTGCCAGGGCCAGTCTGGGCGTCCAGAGCGTCAACCTCGAGATAGACTCCGTTCACCACGGCGTCTCCGGCTGAAAGATCCCACTTGGTAGTGTCTGTATCGGGTGTTACCTTGAGGCCATCCCCCACGACGTGAAATCTCAAGTAATGAATGGTGTTGTACAGCATCTCACCCACACCAGGATCCAATCCCTTCAGACCATAGGCCAATAGCTGTGGTACTGTATTCATTGAATCACCTCTATGAAGGTGGTTTTGATAGTCCGTAGATATTGCATAGAGCGTCAACTCGTGGGATCTTGAAATCAATGCGTTCTGATGGGTAAATAGCGTATTGATCACTGCGTGGAATATACTCACTGGCAAACTTGATTTTCCTCCGATCACCGATAGCACCGTTCCCTTTCAAGGTCAGTACTGATTCACCGTAGGACATCCATGGAGTATCAACGACTGAGATATTCATTATTTTTCCTACTTCTCCGGTTACAATGGTTGCATTTGGTCCATATTTGTCAATAGTCAACAGTTCCTCCCAGAGAATCATTTTCATCGCTGTGTAGCTGTTGACTAAGTAGACCAAATTGTTGTTGTTGCGTCCATACTTTCCCAGGTTGAATTTACCCATGAGAATGTCTGCAGGACTCAGAGCAGACCCAGACAGGTTTACTGGATCTACAGCATCTTCAGATTTTGACAGCTTAACCACACCGTTGCACATCAGTCGCGGATCCCGCTCGAACCAGTTATTCTCAGTTGCTTTTTTTGGATCGTCTTTGGTTGCAGTGTGTTCTGGATCACCTTGCATTGCAGCGAGCTCTTCGGCTTCTGCTGCGGCCTGTGCAAGATCTTTCTTCAGAAGTTGAGCGACATCTATGATACTATCCTCACTGATTTCTGCGTCCCAGTAGACATATCCCATGAGTTTTTTTGACTCAAAGGTGATCTGGTCAGTTCCTACTCCAGAAGGCGTCGGTGTTTGTCCTGGCGGTGTGTAATACAGCGTCGTTCCCGAAGTGATCTTCGGAATCGTAACCTTTGAAGCTCTCATTCTGAATGAAGGGAAAAGCTGGCGGACAAATGTTCTTTCTCTGATCAATCCGATAAATTCAGTAGCTTTAGATTCACTCAGAAATTCACCGCCGGATCCCAATGCTGTGGACATAGCAGCTTTCAGCATCTGATACCCTGAGAGAGTCATTAGCCTCCTCCTCCTTTGGCTCTAATGATATCTGCGAAAATAGCAGCTCCCCATTCAGCGTTCTCTTTAGTTTCTTTGTCGAGTTCTTGGAATTCCTTTTGTAAAGGATCTTCTGGCATCCCAGAGCTTCGGCCATTAGATTCCTTTTCCAAGTCTGCGATTTTCTTAGACATTTCCAGGATCTTCTTGGCCATAGCTTCCACTTTCTCTTCTGCGCTCTTTTCCTCTGAAGACTCTGTATCACCAAGTACAGCTTTAATCAGCTTCACAGCTTGCTCCAGTTTCTGTTTGTTTGCCGCGTTCAGTGTTCTTCCTTCTTTTTCGATTTCTTCGGCTGACAATTCAGCCAGTTTCTGGACAGCTTCGAGTACCTCGTTTGCGGTATCGTTCACTGTCTTTTCTTCTTTTTTTTCTGCCATGTTCTCGTCCTCCTCTGAGTAGATCTCAGGATACATTTTCCCGAGCTCTTCCTCAATAACTTCAAAACCCCCTTTCTGGAGAGATATCCAGGTCCGGGGGTTTGCACCAATCGCCACAAAATCGACAGTTTTTAGGTCTCCACCATCGATTATCTCGTTTCCGCTCTTTTCCTCTGTTATTACGGGATTAATTACAGTTATTGAGTATTGGATCGGATATTTATTCAGAAAGACGTATTTCCAATACTCAAAATTAGAATGAGCAGGATTCAGCTCAGAACGGATTAAAAAGCCTTTGTCTCCTTTTTTGTCTATGACTTCAGCTTCATAGTGTCTGGCTGCCAAGTTTGATGCCCTGAAATCATGATCAGGATAGCAGCCTATTCCCCCTTGTGAACTATTTACAGTATCGACCATTTGATGGATGAATTTCTCGCTGCACCGCTGTTCATCATAGTCTTCCCCCGTGTCGCTAGCTTCTCCTTGAATTAAGACCTTCCCATTTTTTTCTTCTGATTTTGTGACTGGTACATAAAATTTAACGATTTTCATGCTAAAGCCTCCTTTTCCCCAGGTTCGAAGTGAGGGGCGAACCTCCTCACACAATTGGGGTGCTCGCTTATGTGGTCCCTTGCGTACTGGATGGTCCAAGTCTGGCCATCAGCATCCTGACACGCTTCACAGCCATCGCCATCTAGTACGTCCACTAACTGCGTATATCTTTCATAACGGTCCAAAGCTCCGTAATTATTGGCCCTGAGTGCTTCAGAGCGGGCTACTGTCTTATAATACCACTGTTTTCCGTCTATGACCGCCTTCAAGTTGTAGGCGATCTGATCAGTGGATAATCCCTGATCTATTCCGTGCATGACGGTGTCCAGGACGTTTCTTTTCATTTCTGAACAAAATCTCAGCATGTACGGGGAGGTGTAACTCCTCAGAAAATTAATAGCGGATCGATGAACCAGAGAAAAATCAACGCCAGGGAGCCCGTACCCATAGCCCTTGGCAAAGAATCCCACTGCGTATGCTCTCGCAGCTTGAGGGCCCAAAATTGTCTTAAATCTCAAATATACCCCTCGCATTATTCCCGTTACTAGCAGAGCAATTTCCTCGGGTTGTTTTGTGAGTCCCTTTCTGGACAGTTTCCTCAGTTCCCTGGCCACCTCTGTCATGATTAACGTTCTCATAAGATTGTACTGCTCTGCGAGTTCTGATTCATTTTCTTTTATAACTTGCTTAAGGGACATCTTAGAAAGTTCTTCAATCTCATCGAGGGTTATCTGAGCCTCATCTTTTTGAAGGAGTGTCTTAAAAATCCACTCTCCGCCACCTAAAGCCTTTTCCTCCTCTTCGCTCATATCGGGAGGACTATAATACCCGATCATTAACATGGTCTTCAGGTCGAAAGGAGCGTCACCCCAGCCCACTGGGTCACCCAGATTGAGTCTTGCCCTGGTCTCATTAATCGTGACGACAGACCTATCGAGAAGAGTCCCATAAATGTTGGACAAAATCTCCAGGTCCTTGTAGTCTACACTCCCAAATTTGAATCTTACCAGTGGCTTTTCAAAAAAGAGAGGGACAACACTCGTGTTCATTTCATATTCCCACAAACTCAAAATATACCCCAGTGCTCTATTCTTATAGATTTCATGTCGTTGCTCTGCTGTACTCCTGTTCTCTGTCTTTTCACCGGCCACCTCTGCATCGTTGGTTCCGTAGATTGCACACATCGCTTTAACGAGAAATCTCTGTAATTCGACGTATGTTTCTGCTTTCATTTCAGGAAAGGGTTTGTATTCCATTCCTGCGTACATTACAGGTGTTTTTCCCCAATTTTGAGGACCTTTGTAGTTAGCTTCCCAGTACTCAGATGCTCTGCGGGCTTCTGTTTCATTTTCTGCTCCTGTAATCTGTCCATCTGGCTGGCCATTTAGAAAATGCCAGCAGTTTTTCTTACCGATCATGATATTTGTCGCGAGTTCCAGAGTGACAGATTCAACAGGTGATAATCCATAAGGTGTGTGTGACATCGGATTCGCCACGAGGTAAGTGAAGTGGTTGTGTGAAAGATCGTATTTTCGTCCTGTACGCGAGGCAAAAACAGATCGTCCCACTTTAGGATCTGGATCTTTCCATCTAGGAAAATAAACGTACACACCCTGTTCATCGATTGCATGGTAGTGGCCGATCACTCTCCTCTTTTCAGGGGAGTAGTCAGGTTTTAATGTAGATCCTGAAACGCTGTACAGCTCCACTGGTTCACCACCTCGGGTCGTGACGATTTCAATGCCGTTGGCATCCATAACCAGGATGTCCTTTACTGACATGGATATTAATTTCCCGAATGATTCACCAGCCCAATTAGGTGTCTTAAAAAAAGTTTTAAGGGTATCTATTTGGTCCTTTATTACCCTGGACTTGTCGGTGGGATCATTTGGCACGATATCCCATGGAATTCTTGCTGCATCCTTGTCGAGAGAATCTATGACAGATCTCAGCCATACATTCTGTGTATAGATGTCCCATAGCTCATCAAAGGGAATCCCCGGTTTCTCCACTCCTTCTGGCCCAGCCAGGTGTAACCAGTTTAGGATTCTATTTCCTGCGGTGAAGATCCCTGCGACACTTGCCATTACTCTTTTGGGTTGCACCGCTTATAAATATCCGACCATGACACTGTCACCGTTACTGATAATGATTAGTAATATTGATTAAGCGGATAATCGAGCTTATCCGAAGTAATTAACGCATAATTACTCTTCTTTTTGAATACATTTAATACTAAAAAATAAGCAAATTCTTTATATGCTTCCTTTTCATCCTCTTGGTGGTGCTTTCTCACCAGGTACTCGGTAGAGTTTCATACGTCCCAGATCCCCTGCGTCCTCTAGCTTTCCCCATTTGTACAAATAACCTATGAGCCCCCTCATTGATTGTTTTTCTTTTTCTGCTAGATCCCGAGGTATGATTAGGTAGTATTCCCCCTCGATCCAGACCTCTTCAAATTCTATGATGTGACCTCCGGGGACCTCAAAGACTCTCATACCATCCCTCCCCTGGATCTTTTCTTCTGGGGATCCGGGTTTAAACTGATCCATGCAGCCCCCGCGAGAGAGTCAGGATAATCGTCCCCGTATTGGTTGCCTTTGGGAGCTTCCACTCGCCAGAGCTTTTTCTTAATAATATCCTTCTGCAGATTGGAGAACTCCCAGAGAAATCGTTCCCGTTCTGGACTCTCAGTCTTGGGAAAGCGGATCCTCGAGCTCCGGAGGACCTTTCCCTTCTTAGTCACATCATGCATCAGACGCCATAAGAGGCGGTACATAGCATCCTGTTGAACATCTGTGAAATTGATCCCCACCACTTCAGTGGGTGCCACCCATTCACCTGTGTTCTTTTCTTTTGCCATGTCGTTCTCAACCCAGTCCTTTTGCATGTCCTGGGTGCTGGTGACATCCATCCCTAACCTTTGGAGATTAGGAAAACCCTTGAGAAAGTCCTTGGCTTCCTCCCACTGGTCGACATAGTTATGCCCTCTCATCTCCAGCCATGAGAGGATCCGCAGCCTTCGATCCAATACTGTTACTACTGTTCTATCTCTCTGCTTGGCCCAGTCTATGAATGCCCACGTCTTTGTAGTAGTATAGAAAATCTCGTCATACGTCCCCATTAGATTCATCAAATTTTCATCGGTGATATACTGACCGTGTTCAAGGACCCAGATTAATAGATATTGAGTCCTAATATGATCAGAGTCCTCGCCAAGATCTTTGACTCTCTTTTCGACAAAGAGCTCATAATTTAAATGAAATGGATTCTTAGTTAATAGATATCGTGCCCTTTTCTCTGCAATAATAGAATCTTTATCGTAAATGTAGATTGGGAGTCCTTCTTTATCTCTCCTTTGAATTACATTATGAAATCTGCATTTCTTATAACCTGCAGTTCCGACCCATAGGACGGTGGCGTTTGTCGCTGCCCCCATGGGTTCAGCAGCCTTGGATATCATGAGATCTGGAATGTCTTGAGCTTCCTCCAGGACAATTAGATCCGCTGTTTTGCTCTCTGGTTTTGAATTGAGTGTGAGAGGAAAACAGTAAATTTTGACGCCATTCGAAAGTTTTAATGTAGTCCTGTTGTATTCAGAGTATTTCAATTTGTATGGTTTTTGCACTACTGCCAAATTATCCTTAAAACGGTCAAAATCAGTTTTGCCCTGCTCTTGTGTGGGGGCAAAGATAATAGACGCCCATTCTCTTTTCCCGCTTGCATCCTTTCTTACTGGCAGCCCCATGTCCTTGAGAAGAGCAAAAATGTAGATACTCAGAAAAGTGATAGTGGCGACCACTGCCGTGGTCTTCCCGGATTGGCGACTGAACTCCATCGGGATCTCGTCACCGTCATTCTGGAGGACAGACTTAATAACATGGTTTGAGGGCCCCCGCTGATAATTGTACATATCGAGGCCGAAGTGCTCGTCGACAAAGGTATCACGCAGGTTATAGATCTTTTTAAGATTCTGTTGACTTATCTGGAACACGTTCCCGCACCTCGACCTTTAATTCCAATTTTCTAACTATTCTTTCTGCAGGGTCCTCTCCCTCTTCTATCCCCGTCTCAGCTCGGGACCGTTTGGTTTTCAGAGCCTCCTTGAGGTATTTGAGAGCCAAATCTGCAGCTCTTACGTTCCCCGTAGTGAAGTAGTCAATAAGCAAAGACGAGATAGTAGTATCAATGATAGCATCGAGCCCCTCCTCGCTCTGGAGCAGCTCGAGGATCTTTTCGGCATCCTCCCCCTTTCGGCTCAATAGATAGTTTCTGAATACTTTCGAATATCTCCCGTGAGTAAGGTTGACTTGAGCACATTTCACAATCCCTGCAGGTGTTTTCTCAGCCCCTCCGCATCCCCCATGAAGGTAACACCGCCCAGATCCCTTATGATCCGTACCTTTCCCTGCAGGGTTCGAGCAATATTTCACCAGTGGGAGTTTCCTCCCGCAGTTCTCACAGCGGATCTGTCCCTTCTTGTGCTTCCTCCCACATCTTCTGCATGTCCTGGTTACTGGGGCAGAACAAAATGACGCGTGGGGGGAATCCAAGCTCACCGAGATACCTCCTCAATGCCAAACCCTGTGGGCCTATGCCACTGGCCACAGCCTTCACAAATGACATAAGATCCATGAGCCTTGAAGGATCTCCCACCACACTGGCAGGTCCAGCCCCAGATCCCATGATAGAAGTCACATTCAGATTTATACTTGCAAGGGCATCTCGCCAGTTCGAAACCTTCCCCGCACACCACAAATATATCAACACCACCCTTAAGCGTTAAGCGTTATTGATTAACAACATCCATGGTTACCCTCCCCCGCCAGGGATTGGAGCTCTTCGATGCCAAATTTTATCAGATCTTTAACCTCTTCAGGATCTCTGCCACCAGCATAAAGGGTCGTACTTTTTCCGTTTATCGTGTCATAACCGCCTACTACAATCTGAAGGCAGCAGTTAAATCCGTTCCCTCCCTTTGGAGGGCCTTGATTTTCTTTCTGTTCCATAATAATCACCGTGAGGAAAAAAAATGAAAAAGGATTGGGCCTCTCTAGCGGGGGGGTGGAGGAAAGAATATCAAAGGACACCCTCTCCTTACGCCTTACGCCAAAGCCCTCACCGTATTGATCAGATTCATAGCTGCCTCTTTGGTCGCCTCTCTGTCCTGCCCTGCTACGATCAGAATTCCGTATCCTCCGTATGGGCTGGGTAAGTATTCCCATTCACCTGGCGATAAAGTCCAGTCTACCCAAGATACTCCATCGTCCACTAGCTGACGCACTATCAGATTGGCAACAGGTCCGCCGATTAGAATGAGGTTGCATTCACCAGTAGCCTTCCAGCCATCAAAGTCAAAGTCAGTGTCCACATGCACAACCGAAGCAGGATCTACCTCCACGGGCTGCAGGGTTGCGACAGTCTGTCCGGGTTTTCCTTGTTCAATGTAGAAATCAAAAAAGCCGTCAGTGATCACGTCTGTGAAGTGGATTGTGAAATATGGTTTCTCCAGCGGAATCTCGACAGTGTCCAGATAGTAATTCCGTGGCCCCTCGAAGATAAACTCCTCTTCACAATCTGGGATATGTACAGTCTCGCACAATCCCAGAACAGCCTCAAACTGGAAATCGCATGCGTTCAGTTGGTACATATCATAGCCCAGGTAGTCTTCGGGTTCCATATCCCTGTATCCTGGAGGCCATGCCTCATAGTACGCATTGTCATAGATTGTTTCAGGATTCTTGGTAGTACTGAAGTAAATCTGCAGACTAAATGGATAGGGATCGTCTGAAAAGGGGACGCAGCAGTACCGGTCTTTGAATAAGAAGAAACGGTCCAGCAGGTAAACATTACATTGTAAGCCGTAGCTTTTCCCTGCAGCTCCAGTAAAGACTGAGATCCCGTCTACTGCAAAGATAGGCCAGCTATACTGAAAGTGGAAAAGTCCCTGATTGTCCCAGTAGTATGCAGTCTCTGATATGACAGCCACATCATGCTGAGAGCGTCCTACTGCAATGGCATTCCCGCCAGTTACTCCTACCTCCTGCAGCTTGGGAGAGAACCCATGTTCAGGATCTAACGCCATAAGACCAGCGAAGATTTCACCCAGGTTGGCATCGTAGATTCTAATATATGCCTTATTGTGGTCCACGTCTACATCCACCAGCTCCAGAGTCTTTCCTTTGTACTCTCGTTTCTCTCCAACCTCGATATACTGTTCCCAATAGTACAATGGTTCACCCACCAGGACGTAGGCAATAGGGATTCTGTACTCAGGATTTTCCATTTGACGGTCCACAATGTAGTCACGCAGGAAGCCAGCATCAATTACGTGATACAGCTCCCCCAACAGCATGAAGGCAGGGGGGTCAACAGCAGGGTGGGGCAGTGGATATATGATTGTACCGAAGTAGTCCAGATCCACAGAGTGATTATAGCCCAGCACTGGTTTAGTACTTTTCACCCAGGTTTTTGGCGGGATCCTCACGTTATCAGCAGCATACAACACCCCTGGGAGGCCCAGCGTTTGTTCCATTCCAAGAATCTCCAGAATGCCATCGGGTGTTAGCGCACCATTGTTCAGTTCAGTAATATCAGAGGGGGTGATCCTGATTTCTTCATGAGTTTCCCAAGGATCGAAGTCCCCGTCGAGATCTCCCCATGGGAGCGTGTCCTGGTACCACAGTGACTTCAGGGTCAAAGGATCATCATAGATTGTAGTTCCCGTGGGGACGTCCTCATGCTCAGAGATGCAGATCTCGGGATTAACCTGGACAGAGGTTTCAGTGTAGGTCTGGGATCCCAAAAATACGGCCAGGGTGGTGGCTGAGGCCACGTCCTGGGCTGCTGCTTGAGATCCCACAACGATCACAGATCTGATCTGTCCCTCTTCCACAAAAAATGAGAGAGGGGGAGCGTCCTGTGCTCCCACAAGTGCAGTTATGAGCACTGTAATAGCCAAAAGTACCCCTAGTTTCTTCGTTCTCATAATATCCCTCCTAAGAGACAACTGAAGCGTATTCCTTCTCTGCCTCGGCCAATGCGTCAGCTCTTGAAAGTTCTGGATCTGCAACCATAGCCTTGTGGGCGAAGACCTCCACAGCTAGTTTGTGATTCTGCTCTGCAAATTTCTTAAATCTCAGGTCACCAGAGTCCAGTGGATTGATGGTGGTCTGAATCATGCAGGTGTCGTCCTCGTTCTGCTTCTGCAGCGTGACGTCGTAAGTGGCCACCTGGAAGATACCGTCCTTCAGGACTAAGAAATACTGGTTGAGCGTTTCCTTGAGCTTCTGATAGTCAGCCTTTGAATGTATCATAATTCCAGACATAGCTAACCCTCCTCTGGAAGATTCATGGGTCTCACGTGCTTCATGGCCACTGTAATCAATGATGCAGCTATCGCTCCTCTGAATAGACCGTTGAAGAAATCGATGATAGGGTCGCCAGATGTAAATACAGATCCCAAAGCCATGGCAGGTAGGAGCACGGTAGGAACTAATTCGATTGCCATGGTGAGGATTGCTATACGCCCATATCGCCAATTAAACTCCAGGTATTCATTCTGAGGTAGCTTTCCTTCTCGCTTAAGTTGGATCTCTTTTTCTTTCCACTTGATATAGACGCGGCCAAATACTCCGACAACAGCTCCGATTGCACCTGCGTTGATAACGATGGTCTCAGCAGTGGCTTCAGTTTGTTCAGATCCTAAGACAGGGAGTGTAAGCACTACTACAGCGGTAATGCAAAAGGCAAAGGCAGTTAAAGACTTGCGCAGCGTTTTTCTTAGCTTCATTTTTTTATCCTCCTGTTTGTTTACTGTTGTAGTACTACAATTGTATGACTTACATATAAAGGTTTTGCTCCCTTTAGTGAAAAGGGAAATTTTGTAGAATTACATAATTATGAAGAAAACACTCATTTCACTTATTTTGAAGAAAAGCAATAAAAAAATATGTATGACTACTGTTGTACTACAATAGTATGACATGTAATTAATCTTATCCGAAATAAATAGGACTAATTATATTATTATTTCCTTAAGAATCGAAAAAAATTACAAAATTATAAGAAAAGAAAATACATAATAGAGGAGATTGCCAGCCTACTATCTATAACACGCTTCAATTTCCTGTCTCACAGATGAATGCCCTAGCTGCCCAACATAGACTATAGACTCTATATATAAAAGAACCCACTTGACAGTCCCGATTGAACAAAAAGCTTATAAATATTTTCAAGGCTAATAATTGAGAGAGGTGATCATGGATGACCACAGTAGAGTCCTGCAGATGTGATGAGTGTCTTTGGTATAAAGATGGAAATTGTGATTTAGATAGCATAGTTATAGATGACACGGGATACTGCTCGAGCGTTCGGAAAAAAGGAGAGAAAAACAAGTGAGGGATTTCAAAATAACCTGTGAATCTAACCACATTCCGACGATGGTAGTTTGTGATGCAGTATCTGAAATTGAGTAGCTTCTACTAGATCAAAGAAAATTCAGACCAGCTAAAAGAAATAAACAAGACCTTGTTTATTGCTCTATCCATAGATTTTTTCAAAAGTATGTTTAAGAAAGCCTCGCAGGAAAGCTTTTCGCAGTCATAAGTTTATTTCTCTTCTAAGATTTATAACTTTCGTCGCAATATAATGAATTGGAATCAAATCCTGTATTGTATGGTACGCATACATTCTTTCAATACTAATTTTGTTAAAATTTTAAAAAAAAATATAGAAAAAGAAAGGATCATTGTATTGTGCAATTTATCTATTAATAATCAACTTTTCCAAATGCATACTGAGAGTTTCCACCCAATCCTGCAATGGCAGCCCACATATATCTATGGGTAGTAACCGGGACAGAGAGAGTTTCCCCAGGAGATAGCACTTCTACTGTCTGTTCACCATCATCTCTAACAATTGAAGCGTGTACATCCATTGTGCTATCTTGATCATTCTCGACGCGAGGTCCACACTGTTTTTCATTTATGGTGACTTCTATCTTATTGTGACCATATATGGGGCCCCAGTGCTTAACAGTTTTTTCTAGTGGGGTTTTTTCGATTGCCTTCAACATCTTCTTTGTCGCTTCTATAGCTATTTTGGCTCTTGTTTCTCCAGAAATTTCTTCATCGGGGAAATTCTCTGCTTCTTTCAGTATTTCTCTGATCCTAGCTTCATCTAATTTTTCTTTTCTCATAGTATCACTTCCATATTTGAATCTACTACAATCCGTATTCTTTCTTTCTCTCTTTCCATACTTCTTCTCTCACTTTTTCAAACTTTTCTAGATCTCTTTCATCAAGATTAAGCTTGGATATGAGCTCTTTCAATCTTTTAATCTTGCAATCTCTGTCTGATAATTCTCTCACAAAATCATATACTCTTTCTCTCAGCTTGATTTCGTCAACCCACTCAGGGACTTCCAGTGTCAGTGTGATACTCTTTGTCATGACGATATATGAAAGACTGTCAGTATAAGGTTTTCTTTGAGACTGATCATCAACTGTATAACTGTATAACATTATTCCGTTAGGAACATTCAAAAGGAAAAATAAGGCTATTTCTACTTTATTTTGGTATATTCAAAAACTGTCTTCTATTGATGAATCAAACAATTCGAATTGAAATTTGAATCCCATAAGACCTCCTTCAACAGCATCTTCAAGCCTTACACAAATATGAGGATCGTAATCAATGTTCTCAGGAAATCCTTAAATAGTATAGATCACTGTGATATTCAGTGGTACTATGACTACTGAAGAGCTGCTCATGAAAATGTATGAGGATATTAAAACTATCAAAGAAGAGCTAAATGAAATCAGAATTGTACTCATCCCAGAAGACGAACCCACAGAAGAAGAATTGCGCGAGATTGAACTGGGAAAAAAGGAAATAGCAGAAAGAAAGTACAGACCATGGAAAGAAATCAAAAAGGAGCTCCATGTTTGAAATATTCTTAACACATAGAGCCGAAAAGGCATTGAAGTCGCTGGATGTAAAAGTAAAGGGAAGAATTGAAACTGCTCTTGATGATTTTGCATATACATATTTCCCGAAAAAATATGACATAAAGAAATTAAAAGGTGTTAAAAGCACCTATATGATCAGAATTATGAATTATCGGATAATTTATTCAGTAGACTTCAAGAAATCCAGTATATTTGTATCATCCATAACACAAAGAAAAAGAGCTTATTAGACAGAACACATCTCAAATGAGATCTATGAGGAAATTTACATCACATAGGGCGATATACAAGAAATCATTAAAGTTGATTTCTAAAAACATAAAAAAAAAGAAAAAAAGATTACTTGATTTTGATATTCTGTGATTTCGTTACCTCTTCATCCTTGGGCAGAGTAATTTCCAGAACACCATTCTTGCACGTAGCTGTAGCACCTTGAGACTTCACAGGCACAGGAAGTGGTACAACTATGTGGAATCCTCTTCCTCGTTGTAATCCTTGGGCATTGTTCATCTTAGCCTCTATCTCAACTTTCTCAGATGTCACATTGAGGTCAATATCTTCTTTTTCCATACCCGGCACCTCGACTGTCACAATGACACTGGTATCTCTCTGTTGAAGATCTACAAAAGGTTCCATCCTTCCCGGTATGGTTTGAGGGTTTCGTGGAATGCTTCCTGGTCTTGGGTTCTGTGGTATACTCCCTGGTCTAGGTTCCTGTGGTATACTACCCGGTCCCTGACAAGAGGTACATGAAGAAGATGCATTGAACATTCTTTCCATTTCTTCTTGTATTCTCTGCATCTCGTCGAATATATCCCATTCCATTATATCACCTTGATTAACCTAACTTAAAGTTAACTTAACTTTAGGTATATATAAATGTTTCGGTTGTGGAATGTAGATGTGATGTCGAGAATACCCTTCTCCCAATTATAGAGAGAGTAAGTAGTTATGAGGTACAATATTTC